GTTGCTCTTATTGTGGCGGCTACACTTGTACCCTTATCATGAATTTCTAAGAAACCACTACCACTTATATTACCAACTACTGTTAAATCTTCTACTGCATTTGTGGTCCCGATACCGACATTACCAGTTGTTCCATCAAGAGTTAAATCAGATACAAATCCAGCTCCACCTCCACCTCTATAACTTTCAAAAGTCTGAGTTCCACCATCTGCAACTCTTATTCTTCTTAAATCAGCATTATCAGCTGCTTGGTCTGGGTACATTAGAAATTCTACAGCACCACCATCATTAGAGGCTTGTAATCTCATAGTAGCATTAGTATCTTCTATTCTAAGTTTTATTCCAGCACTTGAAGCTACTCCGATGCCGACATTTCCGCTATTGTCAATTCTTAACCTTTCACTCCAACTTATATCATTTCCTGCAGTTCCACTTCCAGCTGTATAAAATCTATGTTCACCATTAAGTTGTTGATACATACTAGCTTCATCAGTTACTATATATTCCCAAGAATCATCTGCATCTATATGGGAATTATGATTTAATGCTAAAAATCCACTAGCTGATGTTCCTGAATTTGATGTTAGAGTTGTTAAGCCACCTAGGGTTAAATTTCTAAAATTTGTGTGTGTAGCAACAGGAGATACTCCGATGCCGGCATTGTTATTAAATATCGCATTGCCTGTGGATAAAACTGAACCAAACGAACCGGTTGAGGTTACTGAACCACTTATTTTTGCATTAGCAGCTGTCGCATTAAAATTTCCTGTTGTATTAACATCACTCGTAAAGCTTGTATAACTTGAGTTAACTGTTACAGGATTAGAACCATCACCTATAGTCATCGCAAAACTACCTTGATGCTGAACGCTATTTGTGTATATATGTTTAGTAGAGCTAACTACTAAATTTCCTGTTTGAATTGTTGTGTTACCACTCTTATCTATTGTGAATCTTTCTGCAATAGTTCCAGCATTCATAGTGTAAAATTTTAATGCTGATGAATTATGAGCATTATTATTAGCTCCAACAATTAAAGCTCTTCCAGTAACACTTGTGGTATTGTTTAAATTTTGAAATTCTATCTTACCAAATTCTGCATTATTACTACTTGCATTTTTATTTTGTAATTCTATAACACCACTTGTTGATGGACTTTGAACACTTAGTGTAGTTGCACCACTTGTTCCAATTGCATTTGGACTTGTGGTCCCGATGCCGACATTACCTGAAGTATCTATAGTTAATCTTGTACTATTAGATATTATATTATCATCACCGATTTTAAATTTATTAGAATCACTATTATCAATACCAACTGACCACCATTTTTCACCAGTCAATTTAAATGCTAACGCAGCATCACCTGTACCATCTTGTTCAAGTATTGCCTGATAAGAATCCGTATTGTTGTCATAAATATTTAAATTAGCACTTGGACTTGTGGTCCCGATACCGACAAGCCCTGCCTTCAATGTCATCACAGGAGCAGCAGCAGCGTGAATTCTCCACTCATCTCCATCATGTTTATATTCTAATTGACCTCTATATGCTTGGTCACCAGTTGTACCATCAGCCATCAGTATAGATGATATTCCATCTGTGTTTGTAGCAATTGTCAAATAATTAACAGAAGCTTGATATGTTGCCAATGGAGAGTTGTAGTAAGAGCCTGGACTTATCGTTCCGATACCAACATCCGTATTTTGAAAATAAGATTTACCCTCATCCATAGTAAGTGATCCATTACTCGAACCACCATAACCATTTAATACAGTTTTAATATCCTCACCACCATTATTTAAAACAAAATCTGATGCTGCGCTTATTTCATATTGATTCATACCAAGAACATTACCATTCCAAGTTAAATCTGTATTAGCAGCTGCATTTGAGCCATCGCCAGTTAATACTCTGTTGTTTCCATTATTAGAAATAGTGACTCCACCACCACCACCAGCACCAAATCCACTAGAGGCTGCAGATGAAGAAACTGCAGTTGTGAAGTTATCCCCACCAACCATAATATGACCAAAAGAACCGGTTGATAAGGAAGAACCACTTACTCCAGTTGGAGTAATTTGAATTGATTTACCACCAGCAATTAATGCTAATGTATTTGTTGTAGAATATCCAATTCCTGTATCAGTATCACTTTTGTTGGGTCTGAGATTAGGAAGTGAGTTAGTAGGAGTATCTGTTGTAATTGCAAACCTATTACTTGCATTTGCTTGAATAGCTGCACCGTCAATTCCGTAAGTATGAGTACCAGCAATAGCAACTCTAATGACATCATCAGCTGATTCATAAAATCCAGTATCACCATCGCCAAATGATAAAGTTGGACCAGATGGTCTATTCTCTTGAGATAATTTTAATTGACTACCACTAACAAATAAAGAACCTGTGAAGCGGTGTATGTCTGCACTATCATCACCAAATACTGTCGAACCACTTTTTGCAGCTATAACCATATTTGTAACAGAAGAACTAACTATCAATTCTTGTGCTGTTAATGTTCCGTTTACGGTTAAATTATTTGCCATCGTTACATTACCTGTAGCTCTAGCTATACTTAAAGCAGTAGAAGTAGTACCATATGAATAAAAGTGGAAATTATCAGAACTATCAACACCAAAATTCCATAGTGCTGAACCAGCATTACTTGCTAAATGAATCTTTGTACCAGCGGTAGCGTCACCATAATGTTCTTGTGTATACCCACCAGTATCTCCCATAAATCTCGCTCTATCTGTAAATCTACTAGTTCCAGTTACATCTAATCCAAAGGCGGGAGCTTTTTGATTAATACCTATCTGATTATTTTCATTTACATATATTCCATAACCATCATCTGGATTATTGTCTATACCAAAATAAGCAGTATCACTTGCGTTGAGTATTAATCCCATATAAGCAGCTTTACTACTATGACCAACTCTTATTATTGAATGCTCTCCATTAGAATTTATTGCATTTTCAAAATTAGCAATAGTTTCGTCTGATGATGTAGTTGATTTAACAACTAATTTTAATGCGGGATTTGTATCTCCGATGCCGACATTTTCGTGTAAAATTATAGCAGTAGGTTTAATTTCAAGACCAGTTCCACCACTAGCCATATATAATCTGTAACTATCTGTATCAGGATCAAGATTTGTATAAACACTTTTAGCAGTACCGCTATCATTTTCAGCAGTATATTGTGTAAGTAAATTTGCTCCATGAGTACTAGTATATAGTTGAAATTTTACTGCTGGAGCAGTTCCAAATCCAATATTACCAGTTGAGCCCTCTAAGTAAAAAGCATTAGGATTTGCATTTGACTCAATTCTAAAATCTAAATCTGCACCACCTTCGTTAAATACGGTTTCAACAGTACCAAGTCTTAGCGTCTCTCTTGAATTAGTTACATCATAAAAACTAAATACAGAAGTTGCATAAATTCGCCAATCTTGATTGTCGTTAGTATCTTCAAAGAAAATATTTGGCTCTTGAGCTTTTAAATGTAATAAAGACTCACCATCTATTGTGGTTGTTCCCACACCAAGTTTACCTGATATGTGACCTCTACCAAACGAACCAGTTGAAGAGTGAGAACCACTTATCTTATAATTAGCTATTGGAAATTCAGTTACTGTCGCACTTATTTTTACTCTATAACTACCACCAGTATTTATGAATGCAAAATTACTAGCATGACTATATCCAATTTCTGCTTCGTATCTTGAAACACCACTTGTTCCATCTGCAAAAGCTATTGTTCCATTACTTGAAGTATCTGTTCGTATTGTAATTCCATGACCACCTGAAGTTCCACCAACCACTAAGTTATCGTATGTAGAATAATAACTATCAGGATCAGTTATTCCGATGCCGACATTTCCTCCACCGAGAATAGTTAATCTTGCAGTATTGTCAGTTTGAAGTCTTAAATCTCTAGCAGATGTATTATTACCAATTTTTACACCAGTATCATCCAATTTAAAATATCCACCGTAACTTGATGTAGAGGTATCCTCAGAACTTATAGTTATGTAACCATTTCCACCACTATCATTTACAGCCATCGCACCTTTGACAACCAACTTACTTGAAGGACTTGTTTCTCCGATGCCGACATTTTGACTTGCATCTATGGTTATTGCATCTGCACCATTTCCACTTCTTAATTTCAATATACCTGAAGCGTGTTGTGTACCTAACTTCATTGTTTTGGTGTTATATTCGTAGAATACATTTGCACCATTTAAATCGCTTGTAGAACCAAAAATTATAGATGATGTATGTCCAGAAGATTCACCAGCTAATATTGACATTCCAGCATCATTATTGTTCCTAATGACAAATTCATCACCATCACTATCAGGTGTTCCACTAACAGTTCCATTAGCACCTTGAATTTCAAGTTTAGCAGCAGGACTTGTGGTGCCGATGCCTAATTTATCAGCAATAAAACCTTGAGCAAACGAACCAGTTGAGGTTACTGAACCACTTACACCACCATTAATACTCAAATCTCCACCAGCACCAGTGTATGTTAATCCACTTTCAACATCTGCGGTGGTTGAACCACCATAAGTCACTAAACCATTTGAGGTTGAACCATTAAAAGATATACCACCAGCAGCAGCTGTTGTAACTCTACCAGCGATTGATGATGAAAAATTATCTCTTATAGTTTCGTCATTTATTATTAGTCTTGAAACGTGAGCATTAGAACCCGAATGTATTAATTTTTTCCAACTTGGCATTTATTATCTCCTTCTGTGGTTGGTTACTCTTCCGAGCCCACTTCCCTCACGGGCCAACATTAAGATTGTTTTTCTGTCATGTGCTTTACCAATAAATTATATTCTTTCTGTAAAGCATTTGTTACTTTTATTACTTTTTGCAATTCACTACCTTTGTGTCTTGCATTTGCTATCACTTGCATTAAAAATTCTATATCATCCAATTCAAAAGGATGAACATAAACCTTTATTTTTTTTCCAAGGGTAGGATCAACATTAATCCCACCCTTGAAATTGATTTTAGCCATAGAGACTCCTTATTCAGATTTAACTACCTGAGTAAATCCAAATATCACCATTGTTGTTGAGAGCCATCTCACCAACACCATATTCATCATCTGAATCCGTTGGAGCATCATCATCACCTAACGCTTTAGCAGTAACAACATACTCTAATGCTGTAACAGCAGTAGCATCATGTGCAATTGCTTTCGCAACAGCCCATCTATTATCACCATTATCATGATAAAGAGCAGCGCCAGTTCCTGTAGTTGCACCATGTTGTACAATCAATCCACCATCTACGTTTGAACCATGTGAACCACTTGCAGCATATATAAATGCGTCTTTAACAGCCAAGTTCGTAGTAGATAAAGTTGTTGTTGTACCATTAACAGTTAAATCTCCACTTAGAGTTAAACTAGTAATTGACAAATCAGGTGAAACTTTAACACCAGAACCACCATTTGTTAGAGTACTACCATCTAAGTTTAATGCTACAGCATCAGCAGCTACCGAGATACCGTTACCAGCACCTACCGCCATTACTCCTGATGAGTCCGTTAAACCAGCACCAGCTAATCCGGTTGCAACATTATCATTAACCATACCATCTTCGACAGCATTAGCGGCTATTGTTGTATTACCATTTGCAGTAGTAGTTATATCACCGCCAAGTATTCCAAACACACCACCAGCTAAATTCGCAACAGATAGTTTCTTTTCAGTTCCACTATCGGAAACTAAAAGCATATCACTTGTTGCTGGAGCTGCAGCTAATTCAGTTAATCCATCAACATCTTGATTAACACCAGTTAGAGCAGAACCATCACCAGTAAATGTACCATTAATTGTACTACCTGAAATGTTACCCCATACATGAAGTCCACCAGCATTTACAGGAGATGCAGTACCGATACCAACAGCACCATTGTATTTAATGACAGCTTTTTGATCACCACCGCCTGAAGCACCAACAAGTAATCTAAGTTCTCCAGAGCCACCATCATCACTATCAGCTTGAATAGTTGCTATTCCACCGTCTGTGGTTTTAAATGTAGTCCAATTACCGTCACTTGAATCTTCGATTTTAAGAGATGGTGTCGCACCTGTAATAGTCAAATCATCACCACTATGAGTAAGACCACTTTCTACAGTTGCTTCTCCCGCAGCATTAAATGTTAGTACACCATTTGCAGTAGTTCCACTCATTACAGGAATTGTATTCGCAGCATATGCAGCACCTACAGCAATCGCTGGTGCTATAGATCCAGAATCAAAATGTGCATAACGATTAGAATCATTAGCTCTAACCATTACCGAACCAAATGATCCAGTAGATGTAGATGAACCACTTATTCTACCTTGTGCAGCATTCATTACTATGTGACTAGTAGTTTCTAATTTTTGAAAATCTACATTATCAGATGCACCCAATCCTAAAGATGTTCTAGCAGTAGCACCACTTTCAGCAACAAATGCTGTACCACTTCCTACTATAATATTACCATCTGCAGCAGACATTCCTGATATATTTTGTAATTTACTACTATATGCCTGAACATCAGTCCCTATTGTTAAACCTAAAGATGTTCTAGCAGTAGCACCACTTTCTAAAACAAAGTTTGAACCATTACCAACAATAATATTACTGTCTGTGGGTGTCATCGCAGCAATATCTGCTAACTGAGCATCCTGTGCTTGAACATCTGTACCTATTACCAGCCCTAAATTAGTTCTAGCGGCCGCTGCGGTAGAAGCACCCGTTCCACCACTAGCTAAAGGTAAATCTGTATCTAGAGCCAACGAACTTAATTCTGCTGAAGAGCCGCTGACTACTACTTTTTTCCAACTTGCCATTATATTTCTCCCAAACTAAAATCATTAATTAATCATTTATAAGATATAATCTTACTTAACTATAAATATATCAATAGTAAATTTTAGTTCATTATTTTGTTATTGTTTATTCGAATCCCAAATAAAAATCATCCTCACCTGGGTTTCCACTTCCGGAGTAAAAGAAGCCACCAGCCTCTGGTGCTGGTGCAGTAGCCTGCGCTCCAAGTACCATTAGTCCCTTACCCACTTTCATAACAAGAGCATTACTCTCATCATAAACACTTAAAAGGTTCGCCGCATTGGTAGCATTAAAGTTAAAAGACGAACCTGTAAATTCACTTATAGATGCAGTTGATGTTAATTTCAAACCTGCAAATTGCGGTTCTGATGTAGTACTCAATGGAGTATCCAATGTAGTAATATTATCAGCAACCGATTTTTTAATTTCTGTACCACCTATTGATATGGTATTAGCGTTTACCTCTAATCTCCCAAATGATGCCGTTGAGTGATAAGAGCCACTTAAATTTCCAGCAAACTTAATTCTTCCAAATGATCCAGTTGAAGTTACCGAACCGGATATATTTCCGCTTGCAGTTACTGGTCCAACCAAATTTATTATCGGTGATGTTATTATAGTTGATGTTGTGGTATCAATAGCAGTTGTCGCATTATCAATATCAATATTAGAATCGATATTAACTTGATTGCCACCTTCAACTTTAAACTCACCATCTGTGGTATTAATTGTTACTTGATCTAATGTGGTTGCCCCATCCACATCCAATGTTAAAGAAATATTGGTTGCATCTAAATTCGTAGTTCCATCTACATCTAAATCATCTGTGATTGCTACATTACCATCTGCGACTTCTAATGCGTTTGTGCCATTGGCTCCAACAATTACTACTTTATTACCCGATTCATCATATAAAAATGATTTACCAGTTGTAGCTCCAAAGAATTTTACATCGTGTCCAGTATCATCAACACCGACAGTAACTGTTCCATCAATTTGTGTTGCTCCATCTATATCAACTGCATCTAAATTGGTAGTACCATCTACATCTAAGTCACCATTAAAATCTACATTCCCATCAGCTCTTAAAGTACCTGTCGTTGAAATATTTCCACTTGCACTAATATGTGATGAGCCCGTTATCGCTCCAACTAAACTTATTATCGGCGAAGTTATAGTTGAAGAGGTAGTTGATGAAATTGTAGAAGTTGTTCCATTTACCGCTAAAGTTCCATCTATATCTGTATTATCTAAGTTAGCAGTTCCATTTATATCTATATTACCTTCAATATCCACATTATTTTGAACGATTAAATCACCATCATTTAAATTAAATGAACCACTTTGGTTAATTGAACCAGTAAAGCTATGAGTATCGTCAATTGTATCTCCAAATAAAGTTGATCCAGAACTAAATGAAGTTGTCATATGTGTGACAGAAGAACTTACTATAAAAGTTTTTGCAACTAACATACCCTCAACAACTACATTACCCTTAGAGGTTACGTTTACAAAAGTTGGAGAATCTGTAGTTTTTACATTTTGATTCATTTCATAAAGTTCGTTAGCACCTTGTCCTGTATTTACAGCAACGAATGTAGGACTTGCATCTGTTTTTACGCTTTGGTTTACATTATTTTCTAAATTAATTATATCTATGTTTTGACTACTTTGAACTGTTTGTAAATTATCAATATTTGTTTGTTCAGAAGTCATTGTAGTTTCAAGAGTTGTAGTTCTTGTTGCAAGACCACCACTAGCTTCTGCAAAAGCACCACTAATAGCAGCTGGATTACCACCTGCGCCTGATCCAGGCCATGTAAAATTAGGAAATGTGATAGTAGTATTAAACGAATCATCAGTTATTTTACTTACTCTTACTAATTTATTTTCACTATCTATATAAATTATTTGACCATGTTCTAACCTCTGAGGAGTAGTTAATAAACTAGCAGTAAGGGAGCTTGATGCTATAGTTCTATAAGCACCAGAAACTTTATCTACATCTGTTAGTTTAATATTACCCGCTACGGTAAGGTCTTGTCCGAATGTTAAAGCCATTTAAGTTCTCCTATACTTCACTTGATGGTGCTGAACCACTTGATGATAATAAATGATAATATTGTGAACCACCAGTATTTGGACCCAATCCATGAATCATTCCAAATCTTTCAGTTCCTCTGATTTTTACTCCAGCATTTGTTCCAAAATAATGTAATCCTGCTCCTTCTACAGCATCTGATGAAGCATTATCGTTCCATACAACATACTCACCTGCTGGATGAGGTGAGTTCATTTCATTACCTAAAGTCAATGGTAATGGATTCATAGCAGATGATGATGGGAATACTACTATCCACGAATGACCATTATTACTGTTTCCACTTAAATCTACGTTTCCAAATTGTCTCCATACATTTTCGCTTCCGTTTTTATCTAATCGATAACTACTCTGAGAAGCCATTAATGTTACTGTCGCAGTTTCTCCATAGGATGATGTGAATCCTATACCAATATTTCCAGCTTTAAAATGTCCTAATAAAGAACCAGAATTTACGCTGGTATCCGTACCGTCACTATCGCCCAATATTCCAAGCGAATTAGCTGCGTTCATTACACCCATTCTAGCAGTTTGTTTATATAAATATATCATTGGTTTCACGGTAACATTACCGCTTGTAGCATTAGAAGTATGAAATCCATGATTATCCTTTACAGTCACATTATATGAATATGCCGTTGAACTGCCTGAAATATCTTGGTTAGCAGTAATTATCATAGAAGTACCTGATAAACTTGCGCTAAATAAATTTCCATTTGTTCCACCAAAAGCAAAAGTATCGTAATTTACAGTATCACCTTCTGTATCAGAAAAACTAGCGGATGCAATAAATGAACCCGAAACTGCATTTTCAGAAGTTACAGTTGGTGATGTTGGATTTAATGTTATAACTGGAGGATTATTTTTAGCTACATTAATACTAATACTACCACTACCTATATTATTATATTGGTCTCTATAAGTTATATTAGATGTTATAGGATTACCTGCATTAAATGTAAATGCTGAACCGCTGACATTTTGAGCCAATGATATAGCACCTGCATTTGAAATTGCTAACATAGCATTTGAAGATGTAAATTGAGTTACTGCAGCACTTCCATAGTTAGGAGAATAAGTTACATTTAAATCTCCTTGAGTTCCAGTTCTACCATTTGAATTTGTTCTAATTAAATCATTTGTCGTAGCACTCTCTATTATATAAAATGTTCCATTCGTAGACATTGTACCAATAGGAGCTTGAGCAATAGATAGTATGTGATTTTTTACACTTGTGCTAAATCCTTGTACATCTTTGATAGATGATGTCATTCTATAATTAGTAGAACCATTTAAATTACTCGTTGGAACAATTTGATAAGTATCACCAACTTTATTTGCCTGTAAATCTCCACTAGGATCAGTAAATACAAAAGATGAATGTCTCAATGCATCACCCTCATCATCTGAAAAAGATATAGTTGTAATTACATTAGAAGGTCTGGCTAAGTTTGAATTTAAATTACCAGATGTATTAGTAAATGTAGTTGTTGGAGAAAAGTTTTGAGCAACATTTACTGTAATATTTCCAGTGCCTATATTGTCATATTGGTCTCTGTAAGTTATTGTGCTTGTAATAGAATCACTGCTCGTAACAGATGAACCACTTAGTTGAAATCCTAATGATAAAACACCACTATTATTAACTGCTATTTGAGCATTAGAAGATGTATAAGAAGCTACAGCCGCACTTCCATAATTAGGAGAGTAACTTACACTTAAAGTAGCATTACCACCACTTCTACCATTTGAGTTAGTTTTTAAGTTACTACCATTAGTAGCAGACTCAATTATAAAAGAAGTTGTATTTCCACCTAAAGTTCCTGTATCTGCAGCTGCTACAGTAAAACTATCACTTTCTGTAGTTGATCTGAATCCATGTTCATCTTGTATTGAAGATGTAAATCTATATAAGGTAGAACCACTTAAATTTGTTATAGGTCTTATCAAATAATTACCACCACTCTGTACTGCTTCTAATTGACCGCTAGGATCAGTAAATACTAAAGCGCCAGCATTAATACTATCACCTTCTGTATCTGAAAAGGATATTGTAGATAGTGTAGCACTTGGGCGAGCTAAGTTAGAATTTTGATTACCACTAGTATCTGAGTATGCTATAGATGGAGAGTTATTTTTTGCGACATTTACAGAAAATGCTGATTGGGTAAATGTCCCAAAAGCATTACTAGCCGTCATACTTCCGATAATAGGATTACCAGCATCGAATGTAAATGCTGAACTACTAACATCAAAATTAACATCGACTCTACCATTGGAATCTACAGAAAATTTATTAGATGGGTTTACATTAAAAGTAACGGTTTCATTTGAATTAAAATCTGCTCTTGTTCCTGTTCTTCCATTACTATTAATTCTAATATTATCACCATCAGTAGCACTTTCTATTATATAAAATGGTCCATTGTTAGTTAAAGTTGGTATCGCATCATCTTGAATATTTAAAGTAACTACTCCCGATGAACTAGCATTATTAAAATTATCTTTATATGTAGCATTATATTTATATTGATTAAAAATATCACTATTTAAATATTGACCAGCTTTAAGTTGTATAACTCCGGCAGAAGTAACTTGAAATGGATCGTTAGAAATATCTGTTTGTGAAGCATTCGAACCTCCACTACCGCTTGTTAATGCTAAACCTGTAAATGTTACTGTGTCTCCTTCATTATCATTAGTAGAAAGTGTTCCTATAGTTTGTACATTATTAGTAGAAGTTCCTAATCCGTGATTGGTATGACTTCCAATACTTTCATTTAAACTAAATGCTTGACTACCCATTGTAGGTGCTAAGTTATCTGTGACATTTATAAGTATAGGTAAGGTAGTTATATATCCGCTCGAAGATGGCGTATTCCCATAATGTTCATCTGATGCACTTACAAATAATTGATGAGAAGTAATACTTTCATAATCAAAACTAGCAGTATTTGTTGTTATTATAATTCTTTTTCCACCAGAAACATTAGAGGTATTCATAGCAAATCTATTAGCAACACTTTGACTTAATGGACTTATCGTTAATGTATCTGATTCATCGTCTGTAATAAACATAGTCAAAATGGTAGTATTGTTAGTAGTATTTTCATTTACACTACCCGTATTATTAGCTATAATAGAACCCGCAACACTCGTTGTTCTAAACTTAGGAGCAGTATTTGGAGTGACTCTGATAAAAACTGTAGCGGTAGTTTCAGTTATAGTATCAGATACTTTAATTGGAAAAGGATGTGCTAATTCACCATCACCTCTATTTTGTGTATTCATACTAGCAGTTGTAGCTACAACTGATGTTACTACTCCGCTACCACTGTGTATAGTAAAAAAATTATCTGTGTAACTATCTTGTTTAGCAAAAGATAATTCACCTGGCTCAGCTTCTGTATCAGAAGCACTTACAGTTCCAATCGTAGTACCGCTAGCTACAAACTCATTTACAGTATGAGAAGTATTAGAAATTACAGGAGGCGCATTATCAAAAAATACCTTTTCTATAAATTGTGAGAGAGAACCAGTTGTTCCAGCATTATAGCTTGATGAAAATAAATTTGGAAATCCTGTATTTAAAACCCTTCTATTTCCATTAAATGATGCTTCTGCAGAAGTACCAATTCTACTAGCTAAACTAGCACTCACATCTGTAAAAGAACCGCTTATATTGCCAGATATTTGAAAGGAAGAACTTATTAAAGTATTTCCTAATTCTGATTCAGCAGTTGTTAGTCTCGTTGAAAATGAACCACTATCCGTTTGTAAATTGTCAATATTGGTTTGTTCTGAGGCTAATGTTGACTGTAATGTGTCAATATTTGACTGTTCAGAAACCATAGTGGTTTCTAATGTGGTTGTTCTTGTTGAGAAAGAACCACTATCTGTTTGTAAAGCATTTACATTTGCTTCTTCTGTTGATAGTCTACTAGCAATACTAGAACTATCAGCAGTAAAAGAACCACTTATATTCGAAGCAATTTGTGCTGACGAACTTAAAGCTCCATTAAATATACCACTAAAAGTTTGAGCAGTTATACCACCAGTTACATCTATCGAATCTTTAAAATCAATCGCATTTCCACCAGTAACCGATTCAAAAGCATCAGCCCTAACCGTTCCACTAGCAGTTATATTACCTTGTACATTTAAGTGACCAAATGATCCCGTACTTGATAAAGAACCACTTATATCACCCTTTTTAAGAATGATATCATGATGCAGAATATTTTTGCCTATTACTTTTAAACTCATCTTATGTCATTTCCAATACGCTAGCGAAAGCTTCTAAGTCACCTGCAGCTGAAGCAGTTGCTTTCAAAACATCGGTGGGTTCTAAATTAATTGGTTTTTCTATTACCAAAGTTGAATCTGCTGGAACATCTACGGTTTTAAGTATATGAAATGTAGAGCCAACACTTGTATCCGTTACAGTAATATCTACAGTGGCATCATTAGTTCCGTCTATATTACTAATATAAATTGCATGAATAATTCCAGTTGTATTTGCTGGTGCAGTATAAATAGTTGTAGCACTATTACCAATTGCTACTGCTGCATTTTTAAATATATTTGCCATATTACCCTCCGAATACTATTGACATAGCTGTTGCGTGGTCTACTACAGAAGTTCCTTTTTCAAAAACTCTCCCACTTGTTGTATTAATACTTCCGCTAGTTGTTAAAATATATTTACCAGCTGCTGGATTATCACTACCCGAAATTATCATAGATCCAGTAACTGCTAATGAACCTGAAAATAAGTTTGAACTTAGTTGTTTGGCTTTAAGTTTTGCCATTCTCTTTCTCCGTTCTTTTTAGAATACCACCATTTTTGCAAACTTTTAGAAATATTCTTTTTATGTTGCACAGTCTTTGGTTGCTTCATTTTCTCAATAGTATCTAATGCTAATTTTCTATCTGATTGAGCACAAGATTTACATACTGTATTATTACCTACTGCCCTATCAAATGCATCTTTTCTAGAATAGTAAATTAATCTATTACAATCAGGACATTTCCTGTTTTTACGATTTTTCCAATGCCTTTTTCTCATAATAATAAATATAAGAAAGTAGTAAAAGAAAAGTGGAGATTAGTGTTTTTTATGAATTAAATTTACCGATAGCTACTATTTCATCTTGATTATTTAAATCATAACCAATAGATCCAGTATCTACAGTTAAAATCATAGTATTATTATTTTGTTGAATTGAAAGAGCATCTGGCTCTGCATTAAAACCATTTATAAAAAAATAAAAGTCGTGTTCGCTTGTGGGATTTACAACATCTCCTGATGAAGCAGTAACAGCATTAAAATGCACAATTGTTTTATTTTGAATATTTCCTTTATGTACAAAACTCTTTCTTAAATATTCGTAATTATTTAAACTCTCTAAATAAGTTTTAGCAGCAAACTCTGTAACTAAGCTGCCGGTTCTTTCTAGTAGCTCTGGATTATTAGTAGTATGATTTACTTTACTTCCACCTTTAAAGGATAAATTTTGTGGAGAAAAAGAACCTGTTATTTTAGTTACGTCATCAGCAGTATCACCAAATTTTGTAGAACCACTTGCAAATATAGTAGACGCGCTACTACTACCAAATGTAAGTTGTTTTGATATTACAGTTCCATCAACGTGAAGGTTATTTATAGATGTAAAGTTTTCAGATATAGTTAAATTTGGTCCTATTGTACCAGAGCCTGATATACCATGGTAATGTAATACAATATTACTTTCATCAGTACCAATAACTATATCTTGTGTACCGCTTGCAGAAACTTCTCCAAATGTAGGCGATGAATCAGGACCAACTTCTTGTGGTATTTCAAATGTAACACTTACGGAATCGCTAGCATCCATAGACATTGTAGATTGAGCTTCTCCATTTAAACTACCTGTTATTCCTACCCCTATCTCAAAAGTTAAAGGTTTTTTAAATATTACTGTCATTTTTAAGAATTATATTTACCGAAAGATATTATTTCATCATCATTTTCTAAACTATAACCTATGGAATCGGTATCTACATTGAGATGTAAATTAGAACCATTTTGCTTTATACTTATAGCGTCATGTTCCATATATTGTCCATTGATAAAAAATATAAAATCATTTTCGGTTGTTGCTGTGTAACCATCTGGAGCAGAAGCAGTTACAGCATTAAAACTAGCAGTATTTACACCTATAATTGTATTTGATATCTTATAATAATTTTTTCTTATATATTGAATTATAGCAACATCTTGTGTGTAATCTGAACCTGTGTAGTTAGCTAAAGCATTTTCAGTTATTACTTTAGTTGTACTATTAGAAATTAAAGCTGGATTATTTTGAACTCCCGATACGGAATAACCACCTAATTTTAATGAACCGCTTATATCTACGCTTCCTGTAAACTGATGTAAATCATCAGAAGTATCACCAAATCTATTAGAACCACTATTAAACATTATAGAAGATGTAACATATTCAGTATGATATTCTCCTACATTTAATGTACCTTTTATTTCAGCATTTCCAATAACAAACATATCGCTTGATACAGTCCAAGATCCTGTTACATGCATACTACCACTAATAAAATTATGACCATATGTAGTTGGATTACCAAGCACTAATTGAGTTGTTGATAATTTATTAAATACTACATTTGAAGTTGGTGCTACATTTTGACCTATTGATAATGTATTTGTTACAGGAGTAGAGCCATCAAATCCTGTTGCTGAATCGGTTATGAAATTAACACCCGTCCCACCAGCAAATTTAAGAGGAAAAGTTGTTGATAAAGCAAAGTTAGGATTTACAGTGGGATTAGATGATTTAGCCTTGGCTTTTTTTAATTCATCGGCTGTAAGAGTTGTGTCTAAACCAAAAATTATTCTTTTTGGAGTAAAATCTTTTTGAGTAGTTACTTTATTGTTAAATTCTTCCGGAATTAAATAACCATTAAGAGTTACACTAAATGTAGTTTTAATAATTCTTTCTTGATTTACATTTATTTCACTAGCATCCGTATAATTATCTATCTGTGTTCTGAATTTAAACTTACCATCTTCTCCCCAATAAGCACCTTCACTATAAACTAATTTTTCTACTATAGTGTTCATTTGTTCTGTATATGATGTCCATACAACAAAATCATAACTTAGCTTTACATAATCAGGAACTGCCACTTTATATAATTCTTTTGATTTATTTAATCCTTGCTGTACTGCAAATTTATCATATCTATTTTGACTACTATATTTTTTTTGAAAACTATAAAATAGCTTTGGATCTTGTGGATTAAATTTATCCACAGACATATCAGTATCTTTTTCTATAGAAGTTCTTTTAAAAGCTATAAGAGGTATTACTAATTGTTTTTTATTATCATAAAGAAATCCATTTTTTTGTACTTGATTCCATCTTTCTGGATTAGCGTACATAATAGGAACTTTTATTAAAGATCCGTTTTCTAATACTTTTGGTTTGATAACATTATTAAAATAAAACATAATAGTAGAATCTATATCCATTAATCCTATAGATATATTTTTTATTTTATCAGTATTTCTAGACCTTTCTAATCCACGATTTACAATCTTTCTTCTATTTCTTGGTAATGGTTTATCACGTGCCATTAAATACTCCTAATATTTTCTATTTGAAGCGAACTCTTTCTTACTAAGAAAGTAGTAGCTATAACTGAATAATTTTGATCGAACATTCCGCCTATTAATTGATTTTCATTTATAGAACCAATTTCAAAATACCCATAGTTCCAACTTATCAAATCACCTATTTCTAATACCATATTAGCATCTATAAATGATTGTCGTAAAAATGAAAATGTTGCTGCTTGATTAGAAGAAGGACCAAACTCATCTTCATTAAAATCAAAATCTTCTGCTTCAACTAATACAGACATTTGTACACCATCTTTATATATCTTCTTACCACCAGCACTCTCACCATACATATTTGTAGCTGATTCCTGTAATGATGGTTTGTATATAATACATTCTTGGTTTATTAAACCATCTTTATCATTTTGTTTGTCACCAACCAACTCTTTACTAACCCTTGTAATAAGATCAATATCTCGTTGTGGTAAAAATCTACCGGCCATATTATTATCCTATGAATATAGGTATTGGAACTTTACCTAATTTATCCTGTAAATGTTGCGCTTCTTCTTTATCAGCTTCTAAAAGAGTTTTTCTGCTTGTCAATTCCAGCATTTCTCTTAATTGAGTTACTAGCACTTCCTTTTCTGTAGTAGCTTCGCTTCTTAAAGTATCTCCATCCATAGTTGTTTCAGCACCTGGAATTGGTAATGAAGCATATTTACTTCTTATTGTACCCAATAACTCTTTACTTAAAGCTAAAGCATATTTTTTTATCCACTGTTTTCCAACATCGTTAATATGTATAAATGACATATTATCATATGGTACATTTGAAAAATCTGAGACTACAGCATTTGTAGTTCCCTGACCTGTATTACTTCTATCATTTTTTAATATATAAGTAAAATGTAAAGTTTGATCTGATGTTGGTTTTGGAAATATTCTGAGTTTATTATTTTGTAATTCAAATGAATAAGCTGACTTTCTTATTTGATCGTTAAACTCAATAGCTTGAACTTTTAACAAATCAGCATACATAGGCATCATTTGAAATTGAACTGCTGGAGAATTATTTCCCCAACCAAATGAGTCTAACATATTATAAGAACCATCGCCCGTACCAGCATACGGATCAAAATATCTAGTTACCGCTGGAGAACCTTCATAGTGAATTTTTCTAATTTCTATAGCGTTACCACTTTCCGATACATTAGCCCACAAAGCATTTAAATCATAGTCTTGAGAACCGCTTGTCATTTTTATATGACCTTTTTTAAAATCTATTGTACCACCGACACCAGCTTCTGTTCCATATTGCTCTGATAATTCAATGGTTCTACCAAATGTAGGCGTTACCTTAGTATGAGTTATATTAGAACCTGTAGATTGTCCTTGTAAGGATAACATATTATCTCTGATATTAAATTGATTTACTTGTGCAGAGTATTCTGTAATTGCTTCTTCATAACAAGCATAAAATTGTTCTTCTTGCATTTCTACAGCAACTATTGGATATCCCAATCTCTTAGCTGCCCAATCAGCAAATTTATCTACCGAATGATTACCTGAACCCGAAAACTCTGTATCCGTATCGTAAAATCCATAGGGAGTTTCGCCGGCTGTAAATGAACTACTTCCTGGCCAAATTGCTTCCATTATATTCTCCTAAAAAGGTATAGTTATTCAATAATAAATATACAAGGCACAAAAAAAGGAGGAATAAATTCCTCCTTTTTAAGTAGTTAATTAAGTAAAACTCAATTAAACTTGGTCGATATCAGCAACGATAACTTTACCGTAGAACTCATTCCTAACCATCTTCTTAGCATAACGAGTCATCACACCTTTACGTGGAGTAAAGTTTTGAGGATCATATACTAATGGAGTCATAATCATCGGTACATATGGAGCATAAACAGCACCAGTTTCTAGGAAGTTACTTCCTCTGAAACCCATAAGGATACTATTGTCTAACATGTAAGGATTCTTATAAACAGTGAATCGGTTGTTGATTGAACCAACAGCCTCTACACCCATTGAGTAGGTTTTAGCACTAGCATCGCCTGTATTCTGAACGTATCCAGTTACAGATTCTAAGATTGTTGCAACTTCTGGAGAAACCACAGCAAAATTAGCACCACCACGTAGTGTTTTCTGATGAATAGCATTAGAAACTGACTGCATTTTGATACCTAATGTTTGATACCAAGAAGACTTAGTATAAGCATTTGAAGCACCACTAATTTGTGTGAAAGCAGGTGCGCCTGTTCCGGAACCATCATACTCAAATCCAACTTTAGCGGACCAGTAATTGGTTTTAGCATTAGCGTTTAGCTTTAACATATCAAGGATTTCTAAATCGATTTCCATAGCGATGTATTCACTCAACATAGCAGTTAATTCAGCTTCAGCATCGACACTGTGATAAGCGTTAAGATCTTGAGCAAGCTCAGGAGTCCAAACAGCTTTCAACTTACGAGTTTTAGCAACAATTGCTTCACTCTTTAATTGAATGTCGATTTCTGGAATCTGAATATCATCAGCAGTTGAAGGTCCAGGTGTAGTAAATGAACTCTGTTCAAAATCACCACGATTTTCAGCAACTGGCTGTTCATGATACTTAACAGAAGCAGATGTATGAGCAGCAGAAGATGTAGCAGCAAAAAATACAATATTTGCACCATCTACTACAGTATAAGCAGGATAGAAAGCAGAATTTCCAGAAGAAACTAATTCAAAGGCTTTAACACCTTCAAGATCAGGTCTAGTCATAAATGACTGAGCTACTGTAAATTTCTGAATTTTGGCTATTGAAGCACTTAAAGCTGGTTCAAATTCTACATCTTTCCAAGTTGCAGCACTTACTGTTAATCCATTACTACCTGACATAGCAACTGTATCTTTATCGTTAATTGAATATCCAGATTTACCTGAACCATACAAACCACCGCTAGCATCTACATTAGATCCTGATGTATTACCAAATACATCTGAATCTTGTGTGTGATTAGCTTGGTTAGCTGATCCATATTTGAAATCTAGAAAGAAAATTAGACCAGAAGGTAAGTTCATCGGCTGAACACTAACAAACTCTTGTGCTGATAATTCACCAAAGATTCTACGAACCAATGGTAAAGCAACACCAGACCATTCTTCTTTAGATCCACCAGTACCTGTACCCGAAGCTTCTTTAATAAGCTGAGTTGCCTGGTTTTCTAAAAGAACAGCCATTCCTGTTTTCTTAGTGGAGTCATCGATTCCGTCTAACAATCCGGTTGGCTCCCATTTGCCGACTAACTTACGAGTCTGCTTTAGAAGCTCTTGATGAGGGTTATGACCACCCATCAAATCGTTTATTTTTAAATCTGACATTATATGTCTCCCAATTTAAATAAGGTTAGCTAATTTCTTAAACCTATCTCTCAACTCAGTACTTTCAGAAATTACTTTCTTTTCAGACTTTGTTGAAGCGATTGGCTTAGAAGCGCTTCCCTTAGATTCATTAATATTATTTCTAGCAGAAACAAAAGTTTCGCCAAGTGTGGAATAAACCAACTTAACTTCCTTTAGATTAGCTGCTCTGTCGAATTGCTCAACGACTTTCATCTTCTGTTCATTGTTTAAACCATACTTACGGAACAACTTATTTGTAAATAATAGTTTAGCATTTAGCAGATTGACTTCATTTAGCTTTCCACGAAGTGTTTCGATTACGGAGCGATGTTCTTCAAGATCAGATTTTAGTTCGGAAACTTCATCTTTCTTTTCATCTTCATCTTCTTCCTCAGAAAGTGCTTTAAGAACTTCATCAAGATCAATATCTTCATCAACATCTTCTTTGTCATCACCTTCTTCTTCTGTTAATTTAGCACCTTGAGGATCTTCTTCATCAGAAGCAGAAGCAGCTTTTACGCCAGTTCCTTTACCGATACCAGATGATGTAGATTGTTCTTCAACTTTCTCATCTTCTTTCTCTTCAGCTTCGTCTATTTCAGACTCAAGTTCTTTAATTACAGATTCAAGATCAAGATCACCTTCTTCTTCATCCTCACCCTCTTCCTTTACAGGTTCTTCTTCCTCTTCTTCCTCAGAAACAACAGGTGCATACTTTACACCATTGATTTCGATAACACCCTCTTCTTCCATTTCAGGTTCAGCCATTGGCTCCTCTGAAGCTTCATCAGATGGATCTTCATCTTCATCTTTCATATACATTTCTGCCGGATCTTCTTCGCTTGGCTCTTCATCTTCCATCGCTTCTTTTTCCATCTCATCTTCATCTTCCATTTCTGTCTGAATCTTCTGTGATAGCATATTCTGTAAGCGTGGAGTGAAAGCCTCTTCTAAAGCCATTTTTGCGTTTTCTAATGCTGTTTCACGAACAGCTTTTGCGTCAGCAATTGCTTCTTTTAAGAGATCATCCATTATTATTCTCCTATTTAGGATTTAGTATAGTTATTGGGAACTATAATAGAATTATTACATTTCGATTACACCGTATACGATAGGAACGGTGTTTTTAGTTTAGATATATATAAATATAAGAAATTAAAATTTTTTACCTTTTTTTCGTGAATCTTCTTCTAAAGCTTTGATTTTAGCCCAATGATTACGAGCTTTTGCTTTATTTTTCATTTCTTTTTTAATACTAGAGGGTTTTTTGTAAAACTCCCTTTCTCTCAACTCATACATCATACCTGAGTCTTTTACTTTTCTTTTAAAAATACTGATTGCTTTCTCAATATTATTGTTTTTTACAACAACCTTTATTGCCATATTAACCTCTTTTTATTTCGTTTTTTGCCTTGTAGTTTCTATCTACATAATTATAAAAATCTTTTTCATCCTCTGGTTTTAATTCATCAGGTGAACTAATTCCAAATTTTTTCATAGCCTTCTTAAAAAATTCTTTGTATCCATCATCCTCTCTGAACATCATATCCTTAGTTTCACCTTCTTCCGCATCTTTATCATCATGACCAGGAACATGAGCTTCACCGATTGAATAATATCTACCTAAAATATTTCCCATATCTTCATATAGTCCAGTCATTCTTTCTTGTAAGGAATTTGCTTCTAAAGCAACTTTGTTAAATTGTTTTGACAAACCATTAAGTTCTTTCATATTACGACTTACAGTAACCTTATCAAACATATCTCCCGTTTCGGATAATGTATGTTGAGAAGCACCTTCAGCAATAGATGATAGTGATTCAGCCACTTCCTTTAGATTTCCGCTTCCGTATATGTTTTCGCCTAAAGAATTATAGTTATTGATTTTACTAATAAGTTCTTTAACATTAATTTTAGGAGTATCATCCTCTTCTTTTAACCAAGGATTATGAGATACCACCCCACCAGCAGCTGCTACTTCTTTTAATAAATCTTTTAACTTTATGTTTGCCATAATATTATCTCCTTAGATATAAATATCTAATTTTTAATTTTTACTTTACAAATTTAAATGCTATTTTAGCCATTTTCATTAAGGGTTGTGAGGTAAATTTCTTTTTATTTGATGTATTAATAGCATCATATACCTTCACAATAGCATTAGCAGTATATCCATCTACCCTCATTTTCTTACCAGATACAGGATCCTTCATAACTTTATTCTGTTTTTTCTTTATGATATCCCTAAGATCAACTATTACAGGTGGTTCTTTAGCTTCATTTACGGATTCTTTTTTAGAAAGTCTATCTTTAATTCTTTGCCACATACTTTTGGCTTTCTTATGAGCCATCGGATCCGATTTGGCATATGATGTATTTTTAGCAGTTGCAACAGATACTTTCTTACCCATTTTATTTTGCACAACCATTCGTTGAGCTGCAGCTATCGCTGCTGGGTTTTCATTCATTAAATCTTCTTTCTTAACTTTGGTGCCTTTGTGCTTTTTAATTTTTTTAGCCATTTTGTCACCCAAGCCTTCATTAGCCTGTTGAAGAGCATATTCTACCCTACCATTCTTAGATAATCCCTTAGCCATCTTTTCAATTTTCTTTACAGCACCAGTCATATTACCGCCCATTCTCTTAGCTAACTTAACTGCAGCATCAACCTTTACCGATGGAAATTGTGTCGTTGTACCTTCTTTTACGGATTCTTTAATTTTTTTACCACCCATCTTATTATAAATTTTTATTAATCTTTCTAAATGATCTTCATCTCTAGCGTTCTTAACCATTCCTTGCTTTTCAATTTTCTTTTTAAACATAAGAATTGCATCTCTTAGCTTACCAATTTCAAGCGGATTACCTTCGTTTACCGATTCTTTCTTTAGACGACTCTTTTCAGCTCGTCCTCTGTTTTTAGATTGTGATTCAAATCCCACAATTTTTCCCCTTTTATGTGAGGCGTCCTTGCCATCACCGTTACCATAAGTACCTTTCTTTCGATTGTACTGATTTAATTCTGCTCTGTACTTCTTAGACTTTGTAGAAGATTGAAATTTCTTATACTCATCTTTATAGTCTCTTTTTGCTTTTGCTTCATCCACCGGAATCTCTTCTGTATGTCCTCACGATTCACAAACTTTTGGTTTTACTGTCATAATTACTATTTAAATAGGTTTGTTATCGCGCTACCAGCAATATAATCTGGCAAATCCATCTGTAAATCATTTTCAGATACACCATTTGGATATTTTTTCATAATAGCCTTTGCCCAAGAATTTCCAAAAAAACCACTTTTATCTTTTCTCATATTAGCAGCTACTTTCTTTACATCTATTTTTTCTTTAGATATAGCTTCAACAATTCCATTTTTTTCTTGATATTTTTTTGTAATATCTGCTAATTTAGGAAGAGGATCACCAAATTGTCTATTTTTAAATCCTGGAGCACTTTCATTTAATAATTCTTTTAACTTAATCATAGTTTATCCCCTTAGTATATCGTTAATTACTGATTCAACCTTACCATACTTTGAATTACGAACAGTTGAGTGTTCCACACTCTCATTCATTCCACCAGCAGGATACATAAAAGCACCATGCGTAGATGGATTGGATACGAAATCAAATGCAATCAATTCAAAATCATCTTGAACTTCTTGAGCTCCACTCTCATTTACAGATTCAACTGAACCCATACCACGAGAACTAATTCCAAGTTTAATTCCACTTTTAAATAATTCTTTTAATATATTACCTGATGGAGTAGAAAGCACTTCTACAGTTCCAACTAAGTCATCACCATTCCAATTCATCTCTGTAATATTATGAGAAACATTAGCTAAATTAACAACAGAAGATTCTGGATGGTCTAACTCACCCATAGCTCTTTTCTGTCCAATAAAATTTTGAAAATACTTTTTAGCCTCACGCATTAGTATTTCTTTTGGGTATACCCTACCATTTTGATTTTTGGTGTCTGCTCTTTGGAGAACACCCTTAACAACTAACTTTCCGTTGTTCTCTTTCATAGCCTCACTTATTTGGTTAGGCTGTATTTCAAATGGTAGATAATCTACTATTAATTGCTTCATTTACTTTTCTCCAAAAAATCTATCGTAATTTTCTTTTAATATGTGCTGTTTGGATTCTTTAACAGTTTCTTTTATTTCACGATATCTCTTACCATTTATTTTTAACTCTCTACCACTTCTTCTCATACGACCGACATCAGAACCACCCCCATAAGGACCCATATAATTTCCGTCCTTATCATAATTCATCTGATCCATCTCTGGATTATACTCATCCTCATCATCTTTATCAGTATCACTTGGTTCATTATCTGCATATGGATTCATAAAAGCATCTGCGCCATGTGGATCGTTCCTCGATGCAATTCTAGCATTGGTTTCATCATCGTTCTCATAGTCATCCTCTGGTTGAGCTTGAAAATTTTGTTTTTGTTGATTATTTTTTGAGGTCATATCAGTTGGTACGGATGTTCCCAAGCTCATCCCCTTATCATCATATTGACTGGTATCGGGATTATAATCTCCGGAGGCTACATCTTTTTCAAAATCGCTTTGATTATTATCTCCCGCGTTTCTATCAAAATCACCACCGCTTAATCCTTGACCTTTAGGTTTTTCGCTGTCTTTATTATCACCACTAGGTGTAAATTTTCCAGAGTCATCTTTAGTAAAGGTTTCTGCATCTTCATCATCTTCTTTACCTTTTAATTTATACTTACCATAGCCAATATGAGTATACTTATCTGATTCGTCAGCTTCGTTGATAAATTCCATCATCATATCTTTATAGGATTCTAATACTTTCATTAGTCTTTCTCCATCATAATTTCGGTTCTAAGACTCTCCAACTCTTCTATCCATTGGTTGAGCCTTGTTAGCATATAATTCTTTGTCACATCTTTTCTCTGTATCTCAATCTGCCATCTTTTTAGCAAAGTCGAAATACTGAAAAGCGTGTCCATATAGGACTTCTTCTTATCTTCAAACGGCATAGCAATCTCGGTTACTGTAACTGACCTACTTTATTCGCTAGTTTTACTAACCTCTCACTTATTTTGTTTAAAGCCTTATGTGTATTTTTCCAATATGATTGTGAGTTAACCTTTAATTCATTTTTTAACTTCACATTCATCTTTACCAACCTTTCTAAATTCTGCAGTCCATCACGAACTTCTCTCATCGACCTACCAATTTTTTGCTTTGGAGATAATGATTCATCATTTCTGTAATCGTGATACTTTCCTTCTTTAACTACATTATATCCAGTAGAATTAGTGGATATTTCTTTCTTTTTCTTTTTACCTTTACCACCTGTAAAAGCGTTCGGTGTCTGATATCCAGGTGTAGCACCAGAAGTTGTAGCTTCTGCAAGCTCTTTTTTGATTAATTCTCGGATAATCTCTTTGAGTTTATCTATCTTTGACATTCTTTAGCTCCTTAACTAATTCATAATATCGCATAAGTGTAACTACCTGTTTATCTTCGACTATTCTACCTTTCATTAAGGTATCTGCTTGATTAACAGCTTCATTAAGCTTAATTTTAGTGATTTTATCGTCAACTGTAGGAAGAATTGATTGGAGTTGTTTCTTTACCTTTACAGTTTCCTCTTCTATGAACCCTTTTAAAGAATTTGTGTTTGAAATGTTGTTTATATACTCTTTAAGCAGTTTTTTTTGTACTCCACTTAAATTTTTGTATTTTTTGTTAAATTTTTCGACTAATATACCATAAGCAAGCAATCGTAAGTCTTTTTCCTGCTTTCTGTACCCTTCTACTAGCTCTTTATCCTTTGTTTTAACAGAAACATTTTTTCTTGTGATATGTTCTACTATTGTAAATAGATTTTGAGTTTGATCTGTGGGTTTTTCATTATTTTTGTTTTCAAATAGCTTGTAAATAGATGCACTTACCTTATAGTTTGATATCCTAGCCATAAAGAAGTCATTTACATTATAATTTTTCTTAATTTCTTTAATTAAATTATATTTTTCTCTTTTTAGAGATGAAGCATTTAACTTTTGGTGTGCTTTAACAACAGCCTCTACCAAATGGTTAGCCTTTGCTTCTGATTTGTAATTTTCGGTAGCCAATACCTTATACAAATCATATTCCTTTCCTAATTCGGTTTTTTTGTTAAAAAAAGACTTTAAAATATTAGCAGCTTCTGCCTTTTTATTATTATTCAACACATCAACAGTTATTTGTCTTGTTAATAGCTCAAACAATATGCCTGTATTACGAATCTTTGAGTGCTTTTTTTGTGAACTCATATTAAACTCCAATTTATACAATTCTTCATATATAAATATATGATTAATTAATTTTTCTTATTATTAAGTGAAGAAAGTTCTTCATTATACTGATGTTCTACTTCACTTGACTCAGATATTAATGATTTAGCGCCATTACCTAAATGTTTATATAAACTTTCATAATGTGACTTAGCAATTCCACCATAAGCCTTCTTCTTATCATGAGCTCCTAACGGATCTCTACCCCTCGCACTACCATCTTTACCATATTTTTGAGCTTCTTTAGGTCTACCAGCACCATCAAAACCACCTTCTGGCGCACCACCGTTATTATCTAACTCATGACCTGTTCTACCAGCTGCCATATCCGATGGTGTTCCTTGCGACTCACCGCTTTTAGCAGGATCATTACCCTCTGTCTCTATTTGAGAACGTCTAAATTTATTTTTATAGTCATAAATAATTTGTTCATCATTTTTCTTAATATCCTCATCGGTAAAACTAAATATATTTTTGTAAATCCATTCGGAAGATACCAAACCATCGCTTAACATAGATGATGCGAGAGATGTTTTGTTATTCCATAACTCTACCTTCTCCTGTTCGTATATCGTAGATGGATTTGTTAATCCTAAGTCAAAGTTTACAAGCTCTTGATCCCTAAATCCCTGTGCATATAGATGAACTACAGCAATCTTAGTCAATTCACTTACCACAATCCTTTGTATTCTTTCGATTGTACGAGCAAATCTAACATCCTCAGCAGCTAATGTAGCTTTAGAACCTAATCCTTCCTCATATCCTAAGAAAGCCTTTGGCACTCTTAGAGATGCTAGCATTCTATTCTTTAAATACTCAATATCATCAACAGCCTCATAGGTTAAACCAGCCATATTTTCAATATTAGTACCACTATCTCCACCACGAACAGGTAAGAAGAAATCTTCTGTTAAATTCTGTATGTTGTATCTAAGATTGTAGTCACCTGTCTTTTCATCGATTACAGGAGCCTTCTTCATCTTATTAATTACCTGTTGCATATAGTTATCAACTTCTGCTGGTGGTATATTTCCAATATCTAATTTGAATACTCTCTTTTCAGGTGCTCTCATAATACGATGTATCAACATAGCATCTTCCATAAGGGTTAATTGTTTCCATACCTTTCTACCGGCCTCTAACATAGAACGACCATAAGGTACATAGTTAGAATCCGATAGTAATCTGAAATGAGCTACCTCATAGTTTTCAAATGTTTGAGATTCTTGCTTTTGCATTGAATGTCTAGCACTATCTCCTTGTGGAGTTAACATAAATTGTACTAATTGAGGATTTGCTACATCATGCCCCTCTAAACGAGCCACGTCATATGCAGACATAGGAGTTACGTTTACAATTCCATACTTATCAGCAACTTCTAATTGTAAAAAGAAGTCACCATATTTAGTCATATTACGAATCCAAGGCCATAGATTAAACTCAATATTAATTACATCATAAAATAAGTTATGTAGTATATCATATACCTGATTATTATCAGTTCTTATATCCAATACCTTACCATACTCATTTTTCATTGTTGATTCATCTGAATAAATATCCAATGCTGAAGCAACTATAGAATCCGAATCCATTGTTTCATAATCTCTAAACAAGCCCAATCTTAGTTGCTGTGCATATAATTGGTCGTTATATCCACCCTGCATCATATTAGAATATAACTTCTGATACCTATCCACTAAATTAGTTTGGACATTTGATTGTAATTGTCCTGTATCTACTATCTTTAATTTTTTACCACCGATATTTCTTACTATTGTATTAGTAGAAAATAATCGTTTTAGTCTTGAAAATATGTCTTTGTCAGCCATAATATTGTCCTTATTTAATTAACCAATCTAATGATTCTCTATTACCATTTACATCCCATTCCCAACTATTATTTTCATTTGTTGGTTTGCTAGGCATCATTTGAGAAGAAACCCCACTCAAAGTTCTTTTTTGTAAATCTATTCCTTCATTTCTAAGTCTTAATGCAGTATCTCTAATCCATAGAGTAAGAGCAAAACTTATTACTAAATCGTCATTGTATCCCTGCATCGCTTCAGCTTTATTATTGTTATATATAAATACAAAAAGTTCTTCTATTAATCTATGAGAACGAACAATTACTGTTTTTTCCCTAAAATATTCCTCTAATTTAGCGATTACTAAAGGTCTTGTTTTCATTGTCATACTAAATCCAGCAATCATATTACGATCTTGACTTCTATATCTATTATTTAATTGATGTTCTGTATCTACATATTTTAAATCTTTGCTCATATAAAATAAATTTTCGTATCCTCTATCGATACATTGTTGTAGAGCCGCCCAACCTATATTGTTATTTTCAACAACCAATAAGGCGTTGTTATATTCTGTAGCAGTATTTACCAATAGGTTACCGAAGTCCTTTGTGGATATCTTTCCCTTATATTCTGCTACCTGTTCCATAGTCTCCACATCCATTATGTGAAATGCAGAAAAATCCGAACCATCTCCCCTACTTACATCAGCACATAGTATATAATCCTTTGTATAGTTTGCTGGTTGCCATACCCAAAGGCAACTATCTATTCCCCTCTTTTCTAAAGGATCTTGAGCATGTATTTGTTTATACTCTTCTAAAATTATACCATCAATTACAGTTTGTCCAGAAGTTAGAAAGTCACAATCACATTCTTGAGCTGCTAATGAAGGACCTAAGAGTCTATCTTGCTCTGTTCTCCACGTATCATCTCTTTCGGGATGTAAGTTCCAATGTAGTTTGATAAAATTCCAATCATTAGTACCATCTTCTGCACCTACCCAAGTTTTATGAAACCAATTACCAATACCATTTGGTGTAGATAAAGCAATACATTGTCCACCAGTTGATAATGTCTGTGAAGCAGCAGCCCATATTGGTTCAATCTTATCGATGAAAGCAGCCTCATCAAGTATTAGCAGCGATAGTGCTTCTGAACGACCACTATCCTCACCGCTAGATACAGCTTTTACCTGCGAACCATTACTATACCTTAATGATAGTTTGTTATCTTCCGTACATTTTTGTTTTAACCAACTCGGTAAGTTAGCATGCATCACCCTAACCTTCGTAACTAAGTTTTTAGCAGTATCCTGTTTGGTTGCAATCACCAATATATTTTTATCTTGATGGAATGTCATCATCCATAAAGAATACCCAGCAGTTAAAGTTGATAATCCCAATTGTCTAGCCTTTAAGATAATGTTAAACCTATGTTCCTCAAAAGTTTTTAAAGACTTTTCTTGAAACTCCCAAAGATGAAAGGGTACTTTACCTTTAATTGGATGCTGAACCACACAATACTTTTTCATAAAGTATATTGGATCTTTAGCACACTTAACGTACTCTTTTTTTATTACATCTTTTAATGGAGTAGGTTTCATTATATCTTTCCTAAAATAAATCCTAATGCTATCCAAATGTAATTATTCTGATACCATTTGGGCTTAACTAATTCTACCATTTTTTTATTAGCCTCATCACGAGTTTTTAATAAATTAATCTGTGCACTTTTAGCATTTAACAACAATGAGTCTAATTTTATTTGTTCTTCTAATTTAAAAATAGTATCATCATACATTTCTTCACCATATTTGTACATTTCTATTAGCGAATCTGCTTTTGCTAATTT